GCGGCTGCGCAACGAGGCCGCGGCGACGTTCGAGTTCCACCTCTTCAACGGCATCCAGGGCGTGGTGAAAGACCCGCGCGATGGGGCTACGGTGATCAACTATTACACCGAGTTCAACCTCACGCCGGCTGCAGAGGTCGACTTTGATCTCGACAATGCGACGCCGGGCTCCGGTGCGCTGCGCAAGCGCTGCCAGGCGCTCATTGAGAGCGTCGAGGATACGCTGGGTGGCCTTGCTGCGGGGGCAGTGCAGCTGCGCGCCGAATGCGGCTCGGCCTTCTTCGCCGATCTGGTCGCCCACAAGGAGGTGCGCGAGACCTATCTCAATACCGCCGCCGCGGCCGACCTGCGCGGCCGGGTGGGTGAAGAGGTCAGCTTCGGTGGCATCACCTTCCGCCGCTACCGGGGTGGCCTTGGTTTTGGTGTGCCCACCGACAAGGCGTATTTCTACCCTGAGGGCGTCGAGGGGCTCTTCGAGATCTACTACGCCCCCGCCGACACATTCGAGACGGTCAACACCGTGGGCCTGCCGCTCTATGCGCGCATGATCCCTGATCGTGATCGGGATGAATGGGTGCGGCTTGAGATCGAAAGCAACCCGCTGCCGATTTGCACTCGGCCGCAGGTGTTGCGCACCGCACGGCGGACGTGATGACGGCCTTTGCGCAGGCGCTTGATGTGGTGTTCGTCGATCCGAACCTCTCCACCCCGGCGCTCTACCAGCAGGCGGGCATCGGGGTGGAACAGGCGCTCCGCGTGATGCGGCGCAGCCCTGATCGCATGGTCGAGTTTGGCGCGGCCCGGCTGGTCAGTGACAGCGTGGTTTTGGATGTCCGTATCAGCGATTGTCCGGAACTGGCTGCAGGGGATCGGTTCGAGATCGCAGGTGAGGTCTTTGTGGTCCAAGGCACGCCACAGCGCGATCGCGAGCGGCTGGTCTGGACGGCAGAGCTGCTGCCCTGGTGGCCTGATCCGCATGCTGATGTCACAGGGTAAGCGAGGCGCGCGCTATGATACGACTGGAAGTCCTCGGTGATATCGGGGCCATGATGGCCGCTGAGATCACCGCTGGCGAAAAGGCGGTTACCAAGTCGGTGGGTGACGCAGGTACCGGCCTCAAAACCGCCTGGCGTGTGCAGATCACGGGGGCAGGCCTTGGCCAACGGCTTGCACGCACCATCCGCTCGGAGCTGTATCCCAAGGGTCAACCGAGCCTGAATGCCGCCGCACTGGTTTGGTCGCAAGCGCCGGTGGTCGTCGGCGCGCATGATACGGGGCCGCTCATTCGCTCCCAGAACGGCTTTTGGTTGGCAATCCCGACAGCGGCCGCGGGTAAATCCGCGCGCGGTGGCCGCATCACACCCGGCGAATGGGAGCGCCGGCGCGGGTTGCGGCTGCGGTTTGTCTATCGGCGCAACGGGCCGAGCCTGCTGGTGGCGGAAGGGCGGCTCAACACCCGCGGCGTCGGTGTGGCCTCGCGGTCCAAAACGGGACGCGGATTAACCACCGTGCCGATCTTCCTGCTGGTCCCACAGGTCAAGCTGCGCAAGCGGCTTGATCTGGCGCGCGATGCCAAGGCCGCACAGGAGCGCATTCCAGGGGCGATTGTGGCAAATTGGGTGGAGCGCAAAGTGAATACCTGAACTGTTCAGTTGGTGTCAGAAAGGCTGGAGGCACCGTGACATCAGGTCTCCCAATTTTGAAACGCATTGATAAATATCAACGCACGGCCCGCTGCCTGCGGTCGCATGGCTTTGTGGGGCGCTTGCCGATTCTCGTGTTTGTGTATGCCTCTTTGGGTCAGCTGTCGTCCTTCCCGAGCCGCAGCAGCAGCTGGCCCATTTCAAGGCCGGTCTACGGTCAGTTAAATGGGGTGAGTATGTGTGAGAAGAAGCTTGAGAACGTTGATGGTGAGCATGTCTGCAGCTGGTGTTTCGCGAGAGACGAGACGGTGCTGCGCGATGCCGAGACCGATACCTACTGGCATCAGGATTGCCGTGATGTTGCCGGTGACACGATCCACCACATGCAAGATTGGTCGCCCTTCAGGAAGAAACGCTGATTTCAAATCCTGAAAATAACGCCCATTTCAACCAAGTCACGATAATATATCGTGCTTATATGTCTTGGCTAGTTCCAGCCATGCCACCAAAGAGCGATCAGATCCCTTGAAAGATAAGCGAAACCGGACAATCGTTGGGCAGGCAGCGTACTGTTGCCGAAGATCAACCCGGAGCCGTTTCAATGCATCCTCAATTTACGCTGGATTTGTCATTAGAAGCGATCCGGCTCGTGTATGACTTGCATGGCGAGCCCTGCGTCATTGGTGACGTCGCGGTATTTGGAGATGACCTTCCCGTCAGAATGGCCAAATTACTTTCGCTAGCAGCCACACTATCAACGCCACCCATAGCTACGACAATAGCTGTTCCACGCAAGCATGTTCTGTACCGCACGGTGCGGCTGGATATGGCTCGAGAGGTGGAGGAGCAGGATGTCCTTGATTTCGTCTGTCGAGAACGGCAACTCAACAAAGATGAGATTTGTGTCGATTGGGTTATCGATGGATCCGAAATCCATATTGCAGCCGTCGAAAAGCTTACGCTTTTGGAAGCAAATGATTTTGCCCAACAGCATGGGTTTGTTCCAACTTTATTCACAAGCTCTGTACGAAATAGTAAGTTTCCAAGAAAGCCAAGGTTTCCTGTGCCAATTCCGCAAAACGGTCCAGTCTGATGAGATGCCACTGCGCACGTTATTTATCACATATTTAATGCTGAGTTTTGGCTGCACTTTAAAGAGGCGTTTCATAAACGATCTCGCAGGATTGCACATTTGTCTGGCCACACACCGTGCAACGCGCCTTCGCCACCACATCGCCGACGGTCGCAGGAGGGCTTTTAAGCGCAAGTAGCGCACTCACGCGCACAGATGCTGTGCGGCCGCATGCGCAAGTGAGCCTGAGCACGTGGCTATGGATCGTCGACAACCTGGTGCCTTCACTTTTTAACATGGCCGTTCCCTTTGACTGGCGAGGATCGGTTACAGTCCTGAATGCCAACCTGCTGATATTTAATCTCGCAGGTTAAGGCGGAGCTTTCAAATGCCCACCCCTCGAGAAACGATTCTGACCGCCCTGGCGGACCTGTTGCGCACGGTGCCACATGTGCCGGTCCTGCGCGGCGAGGTCCTGCCCGAGCGGATCCCGCCTGCTGGTCTGATGATCCTGCGCGATGGGAACCCGGGCGAGCCTGATGTGACGCTGTCGCCGCTGATGTATCACTACCAGCACCGCGCCGAGCTGGAAGTGATCGTCCAGACCGGCGAAGAGCGGGATGCACGGTTTGACCGCCTGATCGGGCGGATTGGCGCGGCCATCTCGGCAGACCGCACACTGCGCGGGCGTTGTGACTGGGTCGAGGCCGAAGCGCCAGAGCCGGTCGATCTACCCATCGAGGGAAGTGCAGCCATCAAAGCGGCAATCATTCCGATCACGCTGCATTACGCCACCAGCGACGCGCTGGCCTGATGACAAACCTGAGCTTCAACCCGACGACAAACCTGAGCTTCAAGGAGAGAACACATGGCACGAGCCCAAGGAGCGCGCGCGCAGATGGCGCTGGCGTTCGAGACGACCTATGGCACCCCGCCTGCAAGCGGCTTTACCCGCATTCCGTTTGCCAGCACGTCGCTAGGGGCCGAGCAGCCTTTGCTGGGCTCGGAGCTGTTGGGGTATGGCCGCGATCCGCTGGCCCCGATCAAGGACGCGGTCACTGCGGACGGCGATGTGGTGATCCCGCTTGACGCATCCTCCATCGGCTTTTGGCTGAAAGCCGCGTTCGGCGCACCCATCACCACCGGCGTGGAGGCGCCCTACAACCATGAATTCCGATCCGGGAACTGGTCCTTGCCATCCTTTTCGATCGAGACCGGCATGCCCGAGGTGCCGCGCTTTGCGATGTATTCCGGCTGCATGGTCGATAGCATCACCTGGCAGATGGCGCGCTCCGGGCTGCTGACAGCGACGGTGAGCCTTGTGGCCCAAGGCGAAGCGCTTGACACAAGCTCCGCTGCGGGCAGTCTGGCCAACCTCGATCTGATCCGCTTTGGTCACTTCAATGGTGCCATCACCCGCAACGGCACGGCACTTGGCAATATCATCTCCGCCGAGATCACCTATGCCAACAACCTCGACCGCGTGGAAACCATCCGCTCGGACGGGCGCATTGATGGTGCAGATCCAAGCATCGCGGCGCTGACCGGTCGCATCGAGGTCCGTTTCGCCGATCAGGTACTGGTGAACCAAGCGATCAATGGCGATCCCTGCGAGATGAGTTTCGCCTACACGCTGCCATCGGGCGAAAGCCTGACATTGACCGCGCACGCTGTGTATCTGCCCCGCCCGCGGATCGAGATTGCCGGCGCGCACGGCGGG